ATTGATGGGTCAGTAGACCAAGTGTTTAAAGATGCATTCGAACATGGTCACGGCTTTGCAATGGTGTCGATTGAAGGTGTTGAGCATGCATCTATTACACATGTGATCAATCCATTCCCATGTGAAGAGTTAGGCGACGACTTCCCCATAGAAAGCCACATCAGCCCGCTGTGTAAATCAAAGGATGTTTGAGATGGATAAGTGTAGAGAAGAGTTTGAAGTGATCGCCAGAAGTAATGGATGGAACTTAACCACGTATCCAGAAATTACAGAAAGAATTGATTACGTCAACAACCTTACCGAACAAGCTTGGCAGATGTATCAGCACCAGCAAGCGAAAGTGGAGGAGTTGCAAAAGCGGGTGGATTATTTAGAAAAAGCCGAGTTTAAGCTAGCTCAAGTTAAGGCAATCCTAAAAAACAATCCAAAGTTACTCGAAAGCATCTTGATTAAGAAGATAGAGCAAACGCTCAAGGGGGAAGGACAGTGAACTTCATACAGCAACATTGCAAACATTCATACCAGTACATCAGCTTTGAAGTCTATCAGTGTAAGTACTGCGGCAAATATAGCTACACAGGATGGTGACCAATGACCACATTCAAAGGGGCTTGCAACCATGAATATTAATATTGCTGGATTTATAAGGCGTATTTGTGTATCTATTGTGATGAGATGAGGATTGCATTATGAATATTGATGAAATTATGAAGAATAAGCCAGAGGGGGCAACACACTATTTGTCAAAAGTGTATTACCGAATCATCTGTGATTTGGAAGTGTATGTGCAAAATGATAATGGTGAATGGGTGTTCTTATGTCATGCAGATAATGGTATGCCTGCTAATTTAATAAATATCGTGAATTAATCACCCAACAAACCCCAACATAATAAACACAACACTAGCCCTATTCACAACGAATGGGGCTTTTTCATGGCTGCTAAACGAGAAATTAAAACACCGGGTGTGACTGCCACACAGAACCAAGAACAGCAAGCACAAACACCAGATACAAACCAAGACACTTCAACTAAAGATCAGGCTGACGCTGCTTTAGATCATATCACTGGTGGTGATGACCAAAGCACTGGTGAAGCTGGTCCAACTCAAGAAGAACTATTGCGCCAAGAACTGGCTGAAATGCGCGCTCAAATGGAAGAGCTAAAGAAGTCTACGCAACCAGAAGCGACAAGTGCCGCTGGTGCAGCACAGCCTAAAAAACGCATTCCTGTTTTGACTGAAAAGGGCTGGTCAACTAAGGAGGCGGATTAATGTGCGGAGGCGGATTAGGAAAACTCCTTTCATCTGTGACTGACATGGTTGGGCTTACAGATACCAAAGGCGCTTCAAAAGGTTTTGATGCAGAAGCAGCAGATGCAGCCGCTAAAAACCAAGCTCAATTAGATGCAAATGCAGCAACGGCAGAGCGTCGTAAACGTAATGCTTCAACTGTTTTGGCGTCTGCTACAGACAACCAAAAGAAAACAACTTTAGGCGGCTGATATGAGTGAGCTAGTAGCAAGGTTATGCAAACGCTTAAGTGAGCTTAAAGCAGCGCGAAACCGCTTAGAGCCGCATTGGTCTGAGTGCTATCGCTATGCGGCCCCTGAGCGTCAGCAATCGTTTATAGGTGATGATGTAACAGATACACGTAAGACACAACGAGCTGAGCTATTAGATTCAACACTATCAGAAGCAACGCAATTACTTGTATCGAGCATCATTTCAGGAACCACGCCAGCTAACGCGCTGTGGTTTAAAGCTGTGCCGAATGGCGTGGATGACCCAGCAGAGCTAACAGAAGGCGAAAAATGGCTTGATGAAGTATGTCAATTCATTTGGCGCAACATTCACGGGGCTAACTACGATAGTGAAATCTTTGATTTAGTACTCGACTGTGTGGTTGCTGGTTGGGGCGTAATGTATGCCGATGTAGATCGTCATGCAGGTGGTGGCTATGTATTCCAGACATGGGATATCGGGCAATGCTATCTAGCTTCAACACGACAAGACCAGAAAGTTGACACACTCTATCGTGAATATGAAATGTCGATGGCCGCGTTAGTCAATGAGTATGGCGAAAACAAGGTCAGTGAAAAGGTCCGCAATACTTACAAGTCTAAACCAGATTGCAAGGTTAAGGTTTTGTGGGTCGTTGAGCCGCGTAAAACTGGCTACATCAAAGGCGATCGTCAGTTGATGCCTAAGGAAATGCCTTTTGCGTCATATCACGTTGAAGTTGATGAAAAAATTGTTCTCCGTGAGACAGGCTACAACGAATTTCCTTTTGTAATTCCACGCTTTAGAAAGATTCCAAATTCAGTTTATGGAACTGGTCAAGTCTCTATTGCTTTGCCAGACGCTAAAACAGCTAACAAATTAATGCGTGACACATTGCGCAGTGCCGAAATTTCAACTCTAGGCATGTATGCAGGGGTAGATGATGGCACGTTTAATCCTCGTACAGTTCGCTTAGGTGGCGGGAAGATCATTGTCGTTAATGATGTGAACTCACTGAAGCGCATTGATGACGGCAAAGGCTATCAAGTTGGCGTTGATCTGTTAGCACATCTTCAAGGTGCAATCCGTAAAAAGATGATGGCAGATCAGTTACATCCTGCCGATGGCCCAGCAATGACAGCAACCGAAGTGCATGTACGTGTTGACTTAATTCGTCAGCAATTAGGGCCGCTGTATGGTCGTTGGCAAGCTGAATTATTAACGCCTTTGTTAGAACGTACTTTTGGGCTTGCTTATCGTGCTGGTGCAGTTGAAGCGGCACCAAAAGAAATGCAAGGCCGCAACCTGTCTTTCAAGTTTATTTCTGCTTTGGCTCGTTCACAGCAACTTGAAGAAGTCACAGCAATTGAGCGCTTCTTACAAGGCCTTTCATCAGTAGCAGAGTTAGACCCTTCGATTCTCGACAACGTAGACATGGATGCCGTAGCGCAAGTTTCAGGCATGGGCTTAGGTGTGCCTACAGCAATTCTACGTACTCAAGATCAGATCGATGCAATCCGTAAGCAGCGTCAGGAAGCACAGCAACAAGCTGCACAACAAGAACAAGAGCAGGCTCTAGCACAACCACTCGCCAATGCAGTTGGTAAGGGCCTTGAGTCTGAATTAACCAGTGAGACACGACAATGATTAATTTCCTTTTTGTAGTTGCAGTTCTTGCCTTTATCGTGGCTGCTGCATTTGCCTTCGCTTACAAAGTTAGTGGTGAGGAATGGCAGGAAAAGTATTGGGCTGAGAACCGCTTGCACTTAGATACCACCATTCAATTGGCTAAGTCACAAGAGGAATTAGATAAAGCCAATTCACGCATTCAGCAGCTTGAAGAAAGCCTCCGCAACAAGGAACAGAAGCCCGAAGAAGTTGGAACTTTTGTTCAACACAGAGCATTACGCCCAGCAACGCCAGAGACATATCGGGTCGTTTTTGATCTGGATCTAAACGGGCAACGCATCCTTGAGCATCTGACCCAAAAATATTGCCGTAATGCCTTCTCAAATACAGACCGTGAAACCAATTACAAGCTTGGTCAACAAAGCGTTGTGGCTGGAATCATCAATGAAATCAACAAAGCAAATGACCCAAATTACAGTGAGGTAGAGAACGATGCTTAATGAACAACAAGAGACAAACACAGAAAACGTTCAAGCAACTGAACAAACTCAAACAACACCTGTGGATACAGCAACGCCACCAGTTGAGAGCCAAACTCAAGAGCAGAAACAGCCAGAAGCTGAAACAGAAACCAAGCCAGATATTCCTGAATCTGCGGATGCTTACAAAGTGGAGTTGGAAGGCTTTGATTTCGATGCATTCAAATCTAATGAAGATAACAAAGCTTTTTTAGAAAGTGCTCATCAAGCTGGACTAACTAATGAGCAAATGTCGGTGGTGATGAAGGCTTATGACCAGCACACAGCCGTGCAAGTAGAAGCACTCCAACAGGATTGGGGTAACGATTACGAAACTAACTTGCGATTCGCCAATCAAGCAATTCAAGCGGCTGGTCTGCAAACAACAGATGTTGACTCTCCAACATTCGGTATTCGTCTAGCTGCCTATTTTGGCAAGGCATTACAAGAAGATATGCCGCCTCAAAACACCCAACAAAGCGGTGCCGAGAACATTCAAGAATTAATCGCATCAGAGGCATACATGGATGAAAGTCATCCCGACCACAAACGTGTCACTGCCCAAGTTCAAAGTTATTACCAAAAAGCATACGGCTAGGGGGCTAACCAATGGCGAATGAAAACAAAATAACGGCAGCGTTTGTACAACAGTATCATGACACGTACGAAGTTGCCTCAATGCAAAATGAGTCACGACTCCTTAAAACAGTTGTGAATCGTGGGAAAATTACGGGCGAATCCTTCACTGTAAACGATATGGGCCAAGTTGAAATGTCAGCTTCAGGTGCACGTTTCGGTGATACTACTTGGACCATTCCAGACGCAGGCGTTCGTACAGCGCTTATGTCGGATTGGGACTTGTTTATTCCAATTGAAAACCGTGATATTCCAAAATTAAAGGCACATCCAAATGATAAGTATATGAAAAACTTAGTCAGTGCCCGTAACCGTAAAACAGACGACATTATTTACCAATCTTTAGTCGGTAACGTTACTCGTACTACAGTGGACGATGCAGGTGCCAAGACTGTTGCACAAGTAGCTTTGCCTGCTGATCAGATTATTCTTTCTGGTTTCGGCTCCCTAAAAGAGCAATTGGTAAAAGCTAAATCACTTTTCCGTAAAAACGAATGTGATGAACATAATGGCGAAGAGCTTTATGTGCTTTATACATCTGACATGTTAATCAAAATCTTAGCGGACACTGTGTTCATGAGTGCAGATTACATGGCTGTAAAAATGCTTCAAGAAGGTGCTGTCGCAAGTAAGTGGTTAGGTGTGAACTGGATTCCTTACGAAAAACTCAACAATGGTGCTGGCGGTGCTACAGAGCGTCGTACAGTGATGTATGCGGGAACTGCTGCACACTTTGGTGATGCAGACATTACAGGTTTTGATATTTCTACTCGTCCAGACAAGAAGAATATCAAACAGGTTGGTGGCGTTCACTCATTTGGCGCGGCTCGTGCCAATGAAAAGAAAGTGGTTGCTATCGACTTCTTAGTGTAAGTGCTTTCACCCCACTGTTAGGGCAGGCGGTGGGGTGCTTTTTATACTCAACAAAACCCCTTTAAACCCCGAAGAAACTATCCCAAAAGCTTCGGGGTTTTCTTATGTCTGTATCTAAAGTCACCATTTGCAATAACGCATTGAGCATGATCGGTGGGCAGCAAATTGCAAGTTTTGAGGAAGATTCAAAATTAGCTCAAACATGCCGTAATATTTATGACACTACACGTTTATCCATATTGCGTTCGCATCCTTGGTCATGCGCCAAAAAACGGCAAATCTTATCTCCAATCTCCACCTATCCAAGTTTTGGCTATGCTCATGCATTCCCACTACCTAGTGATTACGTTCTGATTATTTCGGCTAACACTGAACGTTATGAAGTCGAGAATCGATATATCTTGGCCGACACTGAAGTAGTCTACCTTGAATACGTCTTTGACAACGACAACGAGCAAACTTGGGATGCAATGTTGGTTGAAGCCATGACGTACAAAATGGCATCTAAGCTTTGTAAGCCAATCACAGGAAGTGATGCGGCTGGTCAATCTGCAGAAGCACAATTCCAGTTTTTGATTAAGCAAGCACGTACCGTAAATGGTCAAGAGCGACCAAGCCAAGACGTTCAATACGCAGAATCAAGTTACTATTGGGAGCGCTTCTAATGAGACAGTGGATCCTAAAAAATAATCTGAGTTCTGGTGAATTAAGCCCGTTACTTTGGACGCGCACAGACATTCAGCAATATGCAAACGGTGCTAAAAGATTGCTTAATGCATTGCCTTTGGTTGAAGGTGGAGCAAAGAAAAGACCAGGCACAAAGTTCCGCTCTATTTTTGCAGGCGCATTACGTTTAATTCCGTTTATTGCAAACTCAGAAAACACCTATTTGCTTATCCTTGGTGTGTCTTTCCTCAAGGTTTACAACCCAAGAACGTATGCAGTTGTTTATGAAACTGTGACACCTTACAACACGGCCCAAAAAGTACGTGAAGTACAGTATGCGCACACTAAATACCGCATGTATTTTGTACAAGGTGATACACCTGTACAGCGTTTGCTGTGTTCTGCTGACTTTACTAACTGGCAATTTGCGGCTTTTACCTTTGGTGTGAACCCTAATGATGAGTTAGGCAGCACTCCAAACGTAGCTTTATCGCCATCTGGTACGGAAGTTGGGAAAGTTATTTCCTTAACTGCTTCATCATTCCCAAACTGGTCAAATACTGAGACTTACTTAACTGGTGATCGGGTTATTCACAATAGTAAGACTTGGCGAGCAACCGCAGACAATAAGGGAGTAGAGCCTTCTGCGACTACACCAGAATGGGAAGAAGTAACAAACGAAGCAGCAAATGTTTTTACACCTGCAAGTGTTGGTTCAATTGTTGAAATTAATGGCGGCCAAGTCAAAATCACAGAATATGTGGATCCATCGCGTGTGAATGGTGAAGTTCTGGTAAAACTTACATCCGATGTTCAGGCAATTGCTAAATCTTGGGTTTTAAAAAGTATCGCATTTAGTGCAGAGGCAGGCTATCCAAAGGCAGTATGCTTCTTTAAACAGCGCTTAGTATTTGCCAATACGAAAACAAGCCCTAATCAGATGTGGTTTAGCCGGATTGGTGACGATGGCAATTTCTTAGAGACAACTCAAGATGCGGATGCGTTTAGCATTGCTTCAAGTTCAGCTCAATCTGACAACATTTTGCATCTATCACAACGTGGTGGTGTGGTTGCATTAACTGGTGGTGCTGAGTTCTTAATTAACTCTCAGGGGCCTTTAACGCCAGCATCGGCACAGATTGATGAGCATACTTCTTATGGTGTTCAAGCAAATGTTAAGCCTTGCCGCGTGGGTAATGAACTGCTCTTTGTACAACGTGGTGGTGAGCGCTTACGTGCAATGTCATACCGCTATGAAGTTGATGGCCTTGTTTCACCTGAATTGTCGCAAATTGCCCCGCACATACCTGAAAACCATGCAGGCATAAAAGAATTAACATTCCAACAAACACCAAACTCTATTGTATGGATTGTTATGGGTGATGGTGCAGTCTCAAGTATCACACTAAACCGTGATCAGGAAATGAATGCTTGGTCTCAGCATGATTTTGGTGGTCAGGTTTTATCAATTTGCGCCTTGCCAACAGGCTTAGGTGAGGACCAGTGTTTCATGCTTACTAATCGCAATGGCTCTACAGTTTTAGAAGAGTTTAGCGAGTCTGCACAGAGCGATTGTGAATTTGATATCAATGTTACTAATGGCGTTGGGCCTATTTTAAATCTTGATATTCAGGTTTTAGATGATCCACTGATTAATTTTAATAATGCGGATGGATATTTCTATTCAACTTACACAATTGATGGCACCAACATTAAGCTATCTAACACTGGTCTAACCCAAACAGTACACCTTGGACAACCGTTTAAAACTGAAATCGACCTATTGCCACCAGACTTTAGCCAAGTACCAACAACCGCAATGTTTCATAAGATTCAAGTACACCAAATGGCTATCTTTTTGAATGCATCAGTCGGTGGACATATCAACGGGCAGGAACTATCTACCAAGTATTACAACCAATCAGCGTTCGTAAACTCGCCTTACACAGGCTATGTACTAGATTCATTTGTTGGTTGGCAATCATTACATGAGCTTGAGGTCAAGATAACACACGACAAACCTATGCCTTTACACATGCAAAGTATCTCTATGTTGGTATCAATTAATGAGAAATGAGATGCAAGTACGGGCAGCAAACCTAAATGATTTAGATACGCTTGTTGATTTCGGCAAGCGTCTCACCAAAGAATCGCCAATATTTTCAAAACAAGGATTTGATGAGCAAAGCGCATCTGATCTGTTCGAATATTTAATCAAAAAACATAACTCAATTTTCCTAGCCTTAGATGAATATCAAAATCCAGTTGGCACTGTCATCGGTGTTATTGAAACGGACTGGCGAACAGGGCACAAATTAGCTTTTGAACAAGGCGTTTATGTTCTTCCTGAGTACCGTAAATCTAATATTGCCAAGCTTTTAGTGAATACTTTCATTGGGTGGGCACAGCTTAAGAATGCTGACCGTATCCAGATTGGCACCATGACAGGCATCCATGCAGATAAAACAGTAAAACTCTATGAAAGCCTTGGCTTTAATTTGATTGGCTATGTTTTTGAGATGGAGGTTTAAGCATGTGCAAAGGTGGTGCTATTTCTTCGGGCCTTGAAGCTGTTGGCAATATCTCAAATGCGCTTATGGCAGATGCTACAGCTAAGGGTAATGCAAAAACAATTCAATCCGTTTCCAAAGTTCAAAGCAAAAAGATTAAAGAACAAGGGCAGCGAGACGCATCAAGTGCCATGGCTGCGGCTGCTGAAAATGGTTTGGATGTAAATGTAGGCGCTCCGGTTGTAATTAGTGATGAGATTCTCTCGGATGCTTCTTACAACGCCTTATTAAACCAAATGCAGGCAGGTTATGCGGCTGCGGATGTTCGCCGACAAGGCAAGGCACAACGTAACAATTACGGCATAAAGGCGGCTAGTAACATCATTGATACTGCTGCTCAAGCATATGGTGGGTGGAAATAATGCGTATTCCTATTTCTCGTGGTCGTGAAGCACCACAAGCTCAAATGCAATCGTTTACGCCTAACACTGGCTTGGCTGAAATTGGCCGTTCTATTGGCGGGGCAGTACAGGCACGTGATGACCAGCAGCGTCAGCAAGAAGTTACAGCTAAAAACCTTGAGCTTTACAACAACCAACTTGCAGAAAAAGAAGGCAAGTTGAAGCTTGATGAATCATTATCTACTGACTTCAATGACAAAGTGGTGGACATTAAAAACCGTCTTGGTAATGGCGTAATCACTACACAGCAAGCCGATGAGGAGCTTAACACTTGGTCGAATGCTAAGTTTTCGGAACTACAAAACAGTTTGCCGGGCCACGCTCAGGAAGATTTAAGAAAATACTGGGATAGCAACGTAACGCGCCAACGTACTTCTTTCTTGCCTTTACAGTTACGTGCAGATGAGCAAAAAGGCGGGGTTCTAGCTGATCGGTTCTTCGATGTGGCAACAACACGTATGGATCGTGAAGCAGGCAAAGAATATCTTTTAAAAAACATTGTTGGCTTGCCATTGTCTGAAGCTCAGAAAAGTGAGCTCACAAATAAATACGAGACAACACGCGACATCATGGATATTAACTCGCGTATCACAACGGCAATTGCACAAAACAGTGTTGAAGGTCTTCAAGAAGTTGCTACCAGTCTTAAAGACTACAAGTTCATTAATGGTCAAGCGGTACAAAAATTCCAGACTGAAATTCAAAGTAAGATCACAACGCTGCAACAACGTCAGCAGGTGCAAGAGAATAAGCGGATTAATGAAGCTGAAAAAGTTCTAAATGAGTATAAGCAAAATGTTTTGACAGGTCGTCCGTTGGATTTGACCTATCAAACTAATGTAGAAAAAGCCGTTAAAGGTACACCTTCTGAAACTGAATATAATTTCTATACTAAGCAATCTAGTGATTTTTTGAGGTTCCAGAAGCTATCTACTGATCAACAATTGGCTGAGATCAATAAGCGAAAAGCCAATATGAAAAATTTATCTTCCGCTGATGCAGTTGCAGAAAATAAAATCTTGGCGACCTATCAAAGCATTTACGACAACAAGCTTAAAACTGTTAAGGAAAACCCGACTCAGGCATTACGTGAAAAGGGTATTGAGCTACCGGAAGTAAACCCATTAACACTAAAAGTTAATCCAAGTGACTTTGCTAAAAACATTGTGACCATTGGTTCTTATCAAGTAGCACAGCGTGATAAAGATCCAAATGCAACAATCAAACCTATTCCTAATGAAGCGCTACCAGCCGCTAAGCAAGCATGGGAAGAAGCAACCGTAGATCAAAAGTTAAATTTGATTAGTTCTATGATTGCCCAAACCAAAGGTGTGAAGAATGGTGCAAAGATTTGGGGCGAAGCGTTAGGGCAGTTAGGTAATGGCGATCAGGCTTACCAAATGGCAGGCTATGCGCGTGCCAATAATTTCCGTTCCGATGCAGGTTTAGATGTTGCAACTGCAATTGTTGCAGGCAAACAGGCTCTAAAAAATAAGCAAATGATTCAACCTAAGGACACTTTGCTTAAGGAAAAATTTAACAAGTACGTTGGTCAGTCGGTATCGGGTGAAACAGCCAACCTTAACTATGCTGCTTTCCAAGCTATCTATGCATACTTAACTGAAGCACGTGGGCAAACCCATAAAAATGCTGATGAGTACAAAGAAGAAATAGGGCGTACTGCGCTGGGCCTTGCTACAGGTGGTGTTTATACGCAAAGCGGTCGATTCAAGGATTATACAGATCGTGGCATTTCAGACTGGAAAGTGTCTAAGCCATACGGAATGACGGACGCAACTTTTGAAGCAAAAATTCAAAAAGGATATGCCGATATTTCAAAAGCGACTGGTATGTCTGTAAATGATTTGGACAATTTCCGATTAGCACGTTCTCCAACCAAAGCAGCCAATGGCGACTTGATGTATGACTTAATCAATGAGCGTGGCCGTCCTCTCGTTGTGAAAGGAAATGTTTGGCGCATCCGCATGAATGGGGTAGATAAATAATGAGTAACTGGTTATCAGATTTATCAAGTGAAACCCAACAGGACTTTGAGAAGCTCAATAGTCAGGGGTTACAGCATCCAGATACTCGTCCAAATGAGCCGGGTGTATTTGATGGCGCTATCTCTTCACCTTTTCGCGGCATGGCAATTGGCCTTAACAAAGTTGGTGATGCAATTTCGGCACCAATCGATGCCGTTGTAGACCGTGTTAGCTATAGCCTGAAAGATGTCTCTACTAACGAATTTATTGAACCGTATGAAGAGTTCAAGGCTAAGCGTGAAAAGGCCCGCGACAATTTGGTTTATGGAACTATTGCTGACCTAGAAGACAAAGACAATACAGGCATTGTCGGGAATATTGGTGTTGGCATAGGTGATTATCTCTGGCGTGGTGCTCTAGGCGTTGCTACAGGTGGAACCTTAGGCGCAGCCACTTTAACAGGTGGTTCAACTGGTAATTACGTCTATACCGATTTAACCCGTAAAGGCGTAGATGAAAACACAGCTTTGAAAGTAGCTGGTGTAAATGCTGTCGGTGATGCAGTTGGCACAGCTCTGCCTATTAGCTATGGCTTCAAAGGTTCAGGTGGTTTAGTTGCCGATGCTACATTGTCAGTTGGCGGTGCTACTGGTTTAAACACTGGTATGCAATATGCAAGTGAGCAGCTTCTAAAATCTAAAGGCTATGATAAGCAGGCAAAGCAATATGAAGTTACAGGCGAATCTGTGGCAACTGATTTGCTTATTAACTCCTTAATGTTTGGTGGTGCACGTTACTTAGGATCAAGACAAAATCAACTAGACAAAGACGTTGACGCTGAAATTAACCAGCTTAATTCAGATGATTTTGAAACCCGTAATGATGCGTTAAATGATGCTCTGGTTAAAAATAGCTTTGAGTTTGAAGATACAACTTTACCAGTTCGAACCACAGACCCAGTTCAGCAAAACAAGCACTATCAAAACCTGGATGCTGCTACGGAACAAATCTTAAAAGGCCAGCCAGTTAGTGTGCCTAATACAGTTGCTCGCGGTAATATTGATATTGCACCAAGTGAATTTAAAACCATTCGTTATGATGATCCAAGACTTGATGCTGTATTAGAAACAAAAGCCAGTAGCATGAATATGTCTTGGGCTATTCCACTGCTACAAGCAATTCGTAAAGGTGGCGAACGCTCACATAATTGGCAAGTATCACCCAAAGGTGCTAAGTCAATTATGCAAATTATGCCAGATACTCAAAAAGGTCTTGAGCGTAATAGTGGCAAGAAATTTGATATTAACAATCCAAGTGATGCCACTGAAATGGCTTTGCTATTAGTTAAAGAAATTTCTGATACTTATAAGACTAAAGATCCAAAAGTTATTGCGGCACATTACAATGGTGGCTTTAAGAATGGTAAAGCTATGCAAAATACTGGGAAACCAGTAAGTGATGAAACTATAAAGTACGTTAATAATATCTCCAATTACCTACAAAATAATAATCGATCTGTTGCTTATGGAATGGATGGTTCTAGCTATGACTTTGCTTATGAGTTTAAAGACTGGGCCGATCTAGTTGCATCAAATGACCGTTTATACGGTGTAAACCCACTTTACCCAAGTGAATTACAACCACGTGACCGAACTCGTGAAGCATCACGCCAGCAAATCGAGCGTATGGCCGATGACTTAAAGCCTGAGTTACTTGGTGAATCCTATAAACTATCTGACGGTGCACCAATCATTGGCCCCGATAATGTTGTCGAATCTGGGAATGGCCGCACATTGGCTATTGGTCGCGCTTATGATAATGGCCGAGCAGATGCATACCGCGAATTTGTTCAGAATTGGGCGAATAGTAGAGGCATGGATATATCCGGTTTAAATCAGCCTGTTTTAGTGCGTACACGTCTTAGTGATGTTGACCGTGTAGCTTTCTCCCGTTTAGCCAATGAAAGCGATGTGGCACAATTCAGCGCAACTGAGCGCGCTATGAGTGATGTTGATCGTCTACCAGATTCAACACTACTAAAAATCAATAATGATGGTTCAATCAATATTGATGGCTCTATGGATTATGTCCGTAGTTTTGTAGATCAATTGCCACAGTCTGAGCGCGGATCAGTTATCACAAGTGATGGTCGCTTATCTCAAGAAGGTAAACGCCGAATTGAATCGGCAATCGTACAGCGTGCTTATGGTGATTCAAATCTTGTAACTCGGCTATCTGAAAACCTAGATGATGATAGTAAAAACGTTCTAAACGCCTTGCTCCGTGCGGCTCCGCAACTTTCACAGCTTAATGATTTAGTGAAACAAGGTGGACGCTTTGAGAACACTATTTCTCAAGACTTGGCGCAAGCTGCACAAAAGCTTACAGACTTAAAAGCAAATGGCTTACAGGTTCGTGACTATTTAAATCAAGGCCAACTTATTGATGATGGATTAAGTGATGGAGCAAGAAGATTTCTTGAGGTCTTTGATAATAACCGCAAGAGCGCAAAGGCGATTAGTGAATCCATTAACACTGAGATTCAGGCCATTGAAAACATGGGCGATCCGCGACAAGGCTCATTGTTTGGCGAAACAACAGAAGAGAAAGCCGCGCTTAATGTGATTTTCTCAAATCCAGATCAACCAATTGCAGTGAGTCGTATTAACTCGATGGGTGAACCAGAAGAATTCACCATGACATTACGTGACTATCACGCCGAACTTGAAGCTGAAATTAAGCAATCTGAACAAGATATTTTAGCAGCACAAACCGCCTTGAACTGTGCTTTGCAATTTGGATGATATATAATATTGATGTGACTAAGGTAGCTCCTGAAAAGTAAGTACCCGCTTACCTGTCACACCACTTTAATAGGGTATTTGAATCAGGGTGTCAAAATGAATAATGAAGAAATTAAGAGACTTCAAGAAGAAAATCCGCATGCTCTTATTCTGTCTAGTGAGCAAATCAAAGAAAATCGTCCTGAAGGAGCTGTTCGTTACAATATTGTAGGGCGTAGCCTTCATTATTATTCAGAAACTGGAAAGTTGTTAGCAACATTAAGAAAAGAAGATATTAAATCGCTCCCTTAAGCGGGTTTTCATTATTTAGCTTTGCAATTTGGCTAATGTATAATCAATTTGTGGCTAGGCTGATCACCGAACGCTGTTTTACCTGAACAGTTGCCACACCCATAATCAGGTATTGCAGAGATGCAAATATGAGTAATAAGAAAAAATCCCCATACACAGATTACTATAACCATGAAATATTTGAAGGTGATCTAATACAACATCCATCAGGTGAAAAAGGGATTGTTGTGTTTGAGGAAAGAACTGAAAACAATTCGGATAATTGGCTTATCCAATATGAAGATGGAATTAAATCGCGGTTATGTCTTCAAGTTGGTGATAAAGGTCAAGGTATTGTGATGAAGGTACATTAGTCCATTACCCAACAAAACCCCACAAATTAAATGCTCAGATAGCTAAAACTATTTGGGCATTTTTTATGAAAGAACAATGCAAACAAGCTGTAGCTAAAGCACTTGGCAAGCAATCGTTATCAGCACAAGAAGCAACGGATATTGAAGCACGTATTAATGAAACGATGCGTAATCTTGCACGCAAAGATATTAATAACTGGCGTAACCTTTCCGATGCTGAAAAATTAACTGAGGCAGCAAAGCAAGTTGCTATCGATATTCAAGAACAGTTGAAGCGCAAGCATAAAATTGCTGCTCAAGACATCCTTAAGCAATCGCAAAACATTGCAGCTTTAGACCATAGCAAACTATCATCAATGGAAGTCATAGACCGTATGGTTGCCGCGCATGGTGATATGTCTGGCATTCAGTCAATTGATTCAAAAGCGCGTGGTATTGCTGCTATTTACCGCGGTGAGTTAGTTGACTTCTACACGAATATTAAAGGCGGTTTAGGAATCTTCACAGATCAAGAATTGGTGCAAAAAATTGTTCGTGAGCGTTTTGGTGAAAACACTGGCGATGCATTAGCTAAAAAGATCAGTGACAAGATGGGCGATGTTTTCGAAACCATGCGTGACCGATTTAACCGGAACGGTGGCGACATTGGAAAGCTAGACAATTGGGGATTGCCACAAACGCATAACCTAGAAAAGATTGCTAAAGCAGGAAAAGAAGCATGGGTAAACAAAGCTGAATCATTTATCGACCCCCGCCAATATGTGCATGAGAACGGTGATTACTACTCACAGCAAGAAATACGCTCATTGCTTGAATATACCTATGACACGCTATCAAGTGACGGAGCAAATAAAATAGAAGTTGGCCGACAAGCTACAGGTGGCGGTACTTCCAAAGTAACTAACCGTCATGGTGAAAGTCGTGTCTTGCATTTTAAAGATGCTGAATCATGGCTTGAATATCAATCTGAGTTCGGCGGCATGCAATTTGTTGATCTGGTCGAGGCTCACATTAACGGCTTATCAAAAGATATTGCCATGGTTGAGAACTTAGGTAGCAACCCAAAAACAGCTTTAAAAATTTTAATGGATGCCGCAGCCAAAAAGGACTGGGAAAAAGGCATTGATAATAATGCTACCACGCGAAGCCGCAAACGTGCTCAGATCATGTTTGATGAGTTTAATGGTGGAAATTCTCCACAGTCTCAAGTACTAGCAAACTTAGGTCTTGCATATCGTTCAATGAACGTGGCTTCAATGCTAGGCGGCACCACAATTGCATCACTGGCAGATCAAGCAACTATTGCTAAAAATGCTAGTGTGCATAACGTATCATACCGTAAAGCTTTTGGTGGACTAATCGAACAGCTTAACCCAGCCAATAAAGCAGATCGGGAGCTAGCACATAGTTTAGGATTGGCTACTGAGGAAATGTTAGGGTCAATTGCGCGCTGGTCAGATGATGGACTTACATCAACTTATGGTAAATCTGAGAAATTAGCTCGTATATCAAGCGGGGTTGCTACTCAAGTTATGCGGGTATCATTCCTGAATGCACTTACATCGGCTTCTAAAGTTGGGTTCACTAAGTTGCTAATGGAGAAATACGGCCGCTTAAGCCGTTCTAAAGCTTGGAATGATCTAGATGTGCAAGACCGTGATTTACTTTCAAATACGGGATTAGACGAACGAGCTTGGCAGGTTTTCCAATTGGCTGAACCAGTCGTGGACCGCAAAGGTAATCAACTCATGTCAGCGCGTTCTATCTATGAAATTCCAGATGAGAAACTGACAGATTTTGGTGATCCTAAACAGGTGAAAGATCAAGTTGCCTCACAACTTCAAGCGCATTTACTTGATGAGCAGGGCATGGCAGTTATTGAGGCAGGGCTTCGTGAACGCACATGGATGACAGTAGGCGCGAAAGGGACTATCACAGGTGAGGTGTTTAAAGGCTTAATGCAATTTAAATCATTCTCGGCTTCGTTCTTGATGCGACAAGGCAGTCGCACAATGGCGCAAGAAGGCTTAAAAGGCAAGGCAGCATATGCAATACCCCTTATGGTCAGTATGACGTTGTTAGGTGGATTGGTTGTACAACTTCGAGAGTTGCTAAACGGAAATGATCCGCAGACTATTTATGATAGTAATGATCCTAAAAAGGCTACAAGCTTCTTTATGCGCTCACTAGTTGCTGGTGGTGGCTTGCCAGTCTTAGGAGATATTCTAGTTGCTGGAACTGACACATCTGGCCGTGATGCAAACTCTTTTGTATCTGGTCCATTAGGTAGTGACTTTACAGGATTGCTAGGTTTAACAGTAGGTAACTTAACTCAATACAATGAAGGTAAGGATACTAATTTCGGAAATGAAGCTTTCAAATTCGTGAAAGGCAAAATACCAGCACAAAATTTATGGTATACAAAAGCAGCCATTAACCGTATGGTATTTGATGAAATGCAAGACACAATTGCACCGGGCTATCGTGAGAAGGCTTTGCGTAAAGCAGAACGACAACAAGACCGCGAACGTTTCTGGGGTGATGATATAAGTGATATTCGCGCACCTGACTTTGAGAGGGTTGTGAAATAAAAAAAGGACTGCATTTGCAGTCCTTTTTTTTGAATCTTAACGACCACCTGGGCGACGGTCAGCTGCACGATCGCCACAAGATGAACCATCTTTAGCAGACTGCCAGCTGTGGTCACATGAACCAGCAAAAGTCATAGTTGCAGGTAAAGCTAAAATAGCTGCAAGAATTAAAGTTTTCATTAAATGTACCCCTAGTTATTGTTTGCAAATTTGCTCACTAAGTATACATTTTAAGTTATTAATAATCTATGACTACCAAAGTAGGACACCCAACAAACCCCAACCGAACCCCCTGTATATATGAACTATATGCGAGGGCTTTTTTATGCGTGATGATCAAATAGCGGAGTTAGAAGAACTCACTGAGAAAATGACTGATGACCTTATTCAAATTGCATATGCAGCAAGTGAATGTGGTTTTGAAACACCTGAGGATCGTGGCAATAAAGTATGGCTCTACAAGGGGCTGAACCAATGCGCCTCAGCTATCACAAAAGTCGAGCAAGTATTGGCATATCGTAGAGGAATATTGCCACCAGAAAGTAAGGACGAGGACACGCAAAAGAAACATGAACAAAATCTAATTAAAAAAGCAGAAGCAGAAGCAGATAAGATTAGACAACGGATGAGTTGATGACTAAACCAAAAATCAGCTTTCTAGCTTTCTTTTTAATTTGGGCAGATATACAGGGTTGGAAGGTTCCAGACTTCCATGCCCTTGTTTGTATTTTCCTAGAAAACTTCTATATCAAGGGCCGTACTGCACTGCTCATGATGCCGCGCGGTCATTCAAAATCTACAATTCTTGATGTTTTTAATGCATGGGTTATTTACTGCTGGCCCGAAACGCAAATACTCCACCAAGGCACTACAGATGATGATGCTTATAAGTGTAGTAACGGGACTAAGTTAGTCTTAGAAAAGCATCCTCTTTGTGCTGACAATCCAGAAGTCAAAAGAAAAAAAGGTGAAACGGAACGATGGTGGGTAGCTGGCACGGATGATGTCCGTTATGGAACCATGTTGGCGAAAGGTATTCTCTCGGGGGTAACAGGTCACCGCGCTCACTTCATCCAAAACGATGACGTTGAAACACCAAAAACAACTGGTTCACCAGAAGCCCGAGAAAAACTCACCTACAGATTATCTGAACAAACTCACATTGCCTTCCCTGGTGCAAAGAAGCTATGGATCGGTACGCCACACTCACATGACTCACTTTACGACAAGATTAAAAAGCTACGTAAAGTAGATATATTGGTGCTCAAAATGTTTGAAAATGAAAAGCGCATTGAGAATGCATTAGCAGGTGGTAAATACCTTTTGGACTTTGAGCCAATACATGCTTTTGCTGGGATTGGGCAAGGGGCGAAATACCTTAGCAAAGGCCAAGACTACACTCTGAAAAAAGTAAATGATCTATATGAAGTGACTTTAGCTAATGATCATTATGTAGCAGATTTTTATTCAGAAGGCATTTGGGCAGAACGTTTTGATGCGGAAGAAATGGCATCACGCCGAGAGGAATGTAAAACCCTTAACGAGTGGGACTCTCAATATCAAATGCACGCTAAGCCTATTGGTGATGTGCGTTTAGACCCAGATAAGATCATCGCTTACAACTGTGAACCGGTTCTTAAACGAGCCAATAGAACAACCATGTTTATGATTGGTGAGCGTCAAATTGTTGGTGCAACATTCCGCTGGGATCCATCATCAGGAAAGCTTAAGTCAGATATTTCATCAACTGCATTAGTCTTCCATGATGATATAGGTAATAAATATTGGCATAGATCGATTGCACTTAAGGGCGAAGTAATTGAAACCGATGCAGATGGGCGCGTAATAGGCGGACAAGTTTGGCAGCTATGCAACATCATCAAGGAATTCCATTTATCTAAAGTCACTATTGAGACAAATGGTATCGGTAACTTCGCACCAGCAGCGTTAAAAGCTGCTCTAAAGACTCGTGGAATACGTTGTGGTGTAACAGAACAGCATTCAACTAAATCTAAAAATAAACGCATTTTAGATGGTATTGAAGGGCCTTTAATTTCTGGTCTGCTATGGGCACATGTATCTGTACTTGAAGATGATAACGGGGAAGATTCAGCACAAGTAAAACAGATGCGTGAATTTAACCCGGCCATTACTGATCAACCTGATGACTATTTAGACTCATTAGCAGGTGCAATTGTAGAAGCTCCTGAAAGGGTTGGTAAATCACTCAACCAAACAGACTATGAAGAAACGCCTAATTGGAGAACAAACGGTGGCGTACATGAAGCCGCCTTAGATTTCGAAAATTAGGGGTAGGCTATGTCAGTGCCAGAGCAAATACCATATGTCGGATATGTCGCAAATGGGCAGACGACTGAATTTCCAATTACTTTTGATCTTCATGATCCTGAGTATTTGATCGTAACAGTGAATAAAGAAATTCCTGTTGTTGGGACATATACAGTTGATATGAATGCTCTAAAAGTAGTGTTTGCAACTGCACCAGCAGAGGGAACACAAGTAGAGTTGTATCGAGAAACAGAACTAAACCGAGATACAAATTACCAAAAATATGATAACTCATTCCGCCCCGAAGCGGTGAATTATGACTTTGATAAGATATGGCATGTCTTACAAGAACAGGACATGATCGATGCTGAATTATTAGCAAGATTAAAAGGGGAAATTGAGTGGCGACGGACTCACGATGCGAACTTTGATGAACTAGCTTTAATGAGAGATTCACAAGTTTTCTCAGGCTTAAAGCAGTATGTAGATACTTATATTGCTGCAACAAATCCAAATATTTTTGAAGGTATCACGGCTGGTATTGTCTTTGCTTTAGATAAAAAAAGTGTTCAGACACACTTAGAAATTATATATCAGCAGTTGGCCGATGAAAGATTGCGTGCACAGCAAGCTGAACAAAGCTTAGATAATAAAATAACTACCGAAAAAAACCGTGCTTTAGCTGCAGAACAAAATCTTCAGCTTCAGATTACAACAAGTGCCAATGGCATAAAGTACTTTGAAACAGAAGCTCAGTTATTGGCATTTGTACCGGGCGAAACAGATCCAAAACAAGCCTATGCATTTGACACAAAGAAAAATTATCTATGGGATGCTGCCAATTCTGTTTGGAAAGATGAAGGTATCAGTGCCGTAAATTCAGCTATCAATGTTCTATCCAAAGTAAATAGCCTTCTTAATCTTAACTCAGCTATACAAGCAAATACTTTCTACCATACGTTAAATGGCACAACTGTAGTTAAAGACAGTAACGCTGGATTGTTTGCAGTTGAAGCAGATGTAAGTGAAGGCGATTATTTAATTCTAAATTCACAAAGCTATCCAAATATCGGTGCATATTTTATTACTGATTCGAGTAATACAATTATCGATACAATGGGTACAAATGAGATTCTCACTCAACCATATCTTGTGAAAATCCCAGCAAATGCAGCAAAGCTATATTTAAACTGTATCAATGAATATGCAGATAACTTTAATATTTCAAAAATTCCGACTGGATATATTGAACTTCTTTACACTGGAAATGACCGCCAACAGTTTACGTATTACACAAGCTCTAACGGCTCACCTGTAACAAAAAATAGTAACCATGGTGTATTTGCAGTTGAAATGGCAGTACAAGAAGGGGATTACTATCTAATTGATACAAAAGGTTTTGGTATAGCAGGCGAGTATTATGTCACAGATGAAAATAACAATCCGTTATCTTTCATGCTTGCTGCTGATGGTACCGATCTTCCTTATTTATTAAAAATTCCGAAGTTAGGCGTTAAGCTTTTTGTTAACTGTTCATACTCTTATGAAGATACATTCAGTATTAAAAAGCTGTCTAGTACTGTTTTGCGGATGCTTGCACTGTCTGGTAAGCGACAAGACTTTACCTTTTATTATGCTCCAGCAGGAACAATCAAACAGGAAAACAATACTGGCTTATTCGCTGTTGAAGCAAGTGTAGTGCCTGGTCAAAACTACTCAATTGATACGAAGAGTTTTGGTGTTGTAGGTGAGTATTACATCACAGATAGCGCTGGCAATGTTTTGCAATTCAAAGCTGCTGATAGTGTTGATGAAGATTACATCATTACTATCCCTGACAATGCCGCAAAACTATATGTGAACTGCACATACGATTATGCTGATAACTTCAATGTTGAAAGAATCTCAAATGCACTTTTAGCAAAGATTCCAGATGTTGATATGACAGTGCGGAGCACATTCCCGAGCTTCAATTACTTTGATAAGTTGAAAGTAAAATGTCCTAATTTTTATCAAAAATTTAAAGATAAAAATCAGGATGTAACTGTCGTACTAACTGGGACATCATTAACACAAGGTAATCTTTACACGACTGATAGAGCAGATGCTTCAACCCGTCCTGCTGCTCTTCATACTCATGATTTAGCATCATCTGTATTTGATAAGCTCATTAAGCACTGGGATGGTCAAAAGTACCGACGGTATGATCATGCTGATTTAACTTACTCAAATAGTACATGGGTTGTGACTAACAATGCTTCAGGCGGAATTTGGGATGATTATGCACATGTTAAAAATGGTTTGACAAAAACCACGACAGATGCAAATGCAAGTGTTTCTATGACAATTCCAGCTAATGCTTGGCAATTTAACTTTGTTTATCGTTCAGATTCACAATGTGGAAATTGCACAATTTCTATAGCTGAAGGTAATGAAAAAGTTGAAGTATTTAATGGTTCAGAATGGGTAGAAGCAAACGGCTTTGTATTTTCAATGTATGAAGGTCCAGCTACTTCAACAAAGGGAAATACTCAGTATCAGAAACGCCTAAAAATGCGCTGTAAAAATAGGGCGTCTGGTGGCATTAATTCTATCGGCTCAACTAAGCAAATCACTATCTCAAAAGGCAACAACAGTAATAGATTTAACGTTGTTGGATTTGAGTGGTCGCCACGTGAATTTATGTTGAGTGTGATAAATGGCGCACGTGGCGGTTTCGAGTGGGGTGATCCAAATGGGAATAGACTTGATCAATATCAAGATACTGATATCTGGTCATTTAACCCCGACTTGCTTTTAGCTGAAATCACAACAATCAATTGGGGTGCATCTGAACCAACCGCGCTTACGGTTGATCCACTTCACTATGTCAATATTGCGAAACGAGCTTACTTCAATGAGTTCAATGATATGCCGACATCGTTGCATGCTAAATCAGAAGCTTATACAAAGTGTGATGTGATTTTTTATAGCGATACATTGGCAGCATCAAGCGCGGTAGCAGGTGCTTGGGATAGCACTACATATGAACCAAAGTTTGGAACTGTGACTACAGCAGCCACAAACGGTGCAATAGTAGATACATCGAATGTGGGTCGTGTTAAGACAAACTTTGAAAACTATGAAGCTGTAGAGCGCTACATAGCAAGTAAAGACTATCTGTTTATTCCGATTTTAAGCACGTTTAAATCTGTTGCTGAAAACTACTACGGCAGCTATTGGGCTGGGATGCAGCCAAGTGATAAAACTGGCACAACTTTGTCGATAGACGGTGTTCACTTTAACGACAACGGTGCAGCACTGTTCTCGAAAATTGTAGCTTCAGTTTTTGATGAAATTTAAACGCACAACAAACCACCACAAGCCCTTTGCTTCAATAGCTTAGGGCTTTTTTATTGCCGGAATTAGGGGGAAGGCATGGAATTTTGGAAATTCATTCAGGAGTTTCTACAAACTTTTGGCACAGCAATCACTTCATTTTTTATGGGGTTCATTATGGCTTATTTCCGAACTAAGAAAAAACTAGGTAAGGCTGATTGGGCTGAGTCCATTATGTGTGGGCTTTTTTCAGTTGGTGTCTGGTCTTTACTTGAGTGGCTAAATGTCCCGCAGATTGTATCTGTTGGTATTGCTTCTGGCATTGGTTATATGGGCACTCATTTTGTTAGTAACTTAATTGAAAAGCGAGTGAATAGAAATGAGTAAAACCACAAGCAATGCAGGGCTAAATCTCATCAAAGGTTTTGAAGGTAAGCGTCTTAATGCTTATGATGATGGGGTGGGTGTTTGGACAATTGGTTTTGGAACCATTAAATATCCTAATGGTGTCAGAGTTAAAAAAGGTGACACCTGCACTGAACAGCAAGCCGAAACTTATTTGAAAAATGATTTAACTAAGTTTGAAGTAGTTATCAATAAACTTGTTAAAGTTTCCCTTACTCAAAACCAATTTGATGCTCTAGCATCTTTTACTTATAACCTTGGTGAAACCAATTTAGCCAATTCAACTTTATTGAAGAAACTTAATAAAGGTGACTATCAAGGCGCTGCTGATCAATTCCTTGTCTGGAATAAGGCAGGCGGAAAAGTTTTGAAAGGTCTAGTTCGTCGCCGAGAAGCAGAGCGAGCACTCTTTTTAAAGAAGTAACTTATATGTGTAAGCGTACCAAAGTTGCATCGATCATCACATTGCTGTGCTTAATCTTCTCCGGTTGCACAGCTCACACTATTAATAGTAATGTGAATGTCTCGATTTGTGTAAGGGCTTTGTGATGTCGCAAGTCATGATCATGGTTTCGGAAGCGGGCAGGATGGAGAATACTTGCAATCTGCCCGCTGATTTAGATAAGAATGGGAATGTTCTTAAAATCTATGACTACTCATTAAAAGAGTTGCCGATTAATTTAGATGGCACCGTGACTTACAATGGCAAAAGATGGACCTTTGATAAGAAGCAAAATTACCTCTAAACCTGTGGATAAATCAGGCATTACGCCAAATATGCGCCAAAATATATCTAAGTTATTGATTTTATAAAATGTAATGGTGCGCTCGGCGGGGATCGAACCCACGACCCCAGGCTTCGGAAACCTGTACTCTATCCAACTGAGCTACGAGCGCATGTGTGGGGCACATCATAGGAAAAAAACACTTGCAGGTAAAGCACGAAATACGTACCAAGTGAATTTAATGCTTAATTAA